GCTATGGTCGGTGATGGGGTAAACGACGCCCCCGCACTCACACAAGCAGACGTAGGCATAGCTATTGGGGCTGGTACAGACGTCGCCATTGAATCTGCTGGAATTGTACTGGCTAGCAGTGATCCACGTGGTGTTGCAAAAATTGTCATCCTCTCAAAAGCTACTTACAGAAAAATGATTCAGAATTTGGCTTGGGCAACGGGCTACAACGCCATTGCTATACCACTAGCTGCAGGTGTGACGGCTGGATTAGGTTTTGTACTTTCTCCAGCTATAGGTGCAGTGCTCATGTCGCTTTCTACTATCATAGTAGCAGTTAACGCTCAATTCTTAAGGAAGTTGGATTTAGGGTAAAATATAGGTATGAAGAAGCTAATAACTGGCATCATTACAGTCTTTACAGTCCTACTGTTCAACACGTTTGGCTCGGCTCTACATGCATCAGCAATGCCAATGGCATCTCACGAAATGGGTAGCATGAACCATGAAACTAGCAGTTCGACGTCCTGTGCAACACTATGTCGTACGGCTGTTATAAATAAAGAAGATATTCTCAATTTAGAAAATGATGAAGAGAACGATGAGCCAACAATACCGTTTTACGCTCAGGGTGAAGTTTTTAAGTTCAGCGAGATTCATGTAAATCAAAGGATCTATGCTGATTCTGTTAAGCCACCCCCAAAGATACCGATATATATTCTGTACAGTGTATTTAGAGTCTAGGATTTGTTTGTTAGTTCAAGCAATATCTTTAATTTAACGTGGAGAATATATGAAGAAGAAAACCAATAAGAACAACATCGTTATAGTGGCAACTGTCGCAATCGTGGCTATTGCAGGAGTCAGTGTCTACGCAATTAGTAACAATGACGATGGGATGATGGGCAACAACAATATGATGGGTGAAAACTCGTCACAGCAAGTAAGTTCAAGCAGTCTAGTAGACAAAAACTCGGCTGATTACAAAATGTACAGCGAACTTACTGGTGACGACTATGACCGTATGTTTATCGCCAATATGATTGAGCACCACAAGGGTGCGGTTGATATGGCAAAGTTAGCAAAGACTAACGCAAAGCACCAAGAACTAAAAGACATGGCTGATGATATAATTTCAGCTCAAACCAAAGAAATTACCGATATGGAAAGCTGGCAAACAGCTTGGAGTTACCCATCAAGTAGCGGAGAAATGATGATGGATCATTCAGCTATGGGAATGATGGCAGATATGGGACAAATGACTGAAGAGCTAAAAGGACTTACCGGCGATGCGTTTGATAAAGCTTTCCTAGCTTCAATGATAGAACACCACCAATCAGCAATAAATATGGCATATCCTGGTCAGACAAACGCAAAGCATGACGAAGTAAAAACATTAACAAAAGCTATTGTAGCTGCTCAGAGTAGTGAAATTGCACAGATGAAACAATGGCAAAAAGACTGGGGCTACGCAAACTAGAACACAGATTCTATAAGTGTATATATCATAGAAATATTAAATATTAATAAACACTCGGAGAATATATGAAAACCCCAGAACTTAGAAGGCCAAATAAAGCCGTAATAGGCATTACGGGCATATTGATTGGTATGTTGGTAATATTGGGCATAAGATTTGTGTCTTATGAACCACCAAAAGATGTACACTATCATGCCAACTTTGCTGTCTATGTTGATGGCAAGCAAGAGCAGTTTAGTAACCCATTACTTTACGAAGAAATTTCTGAATGTAGCATAAGTACTGAAGAGAAACCAGGTGAACGTGCACATTTACATGAAAATATTAAAGATGTAGTTCATGTGGAAGATAGCGCAGTAACTTGGGGAAATTTTTTCCAGAACATAAATTGGAATGTCAGTGACAAGTATTTAGATACTTCTGACGTACTGTTAGTTAACAACGACACAAAAAAAGTGACCTATATATTAAACGGTGAAGAAGTCAGCAATATAACTAACAAAGTTATTGGAGATAAAGATAGGTTGTTAGTAAGTTACGGTTCGTCGACAAAAGACGAGTTGAGTAAACAGTTTGATACAGTTGCTACGACTGCAGAAAAGTACAATATTACAAAAGACCCAGCATCATGCAGCGGTGGTCATAGCGAAGACAGCATAAAAGACAGGTTGAAGCATTTGTTTTAATAATAACTATAGTTAAAAGAAGTAATCCAAGAGTCTATCTATAGAACTCTAGTTCGCCATCCTTTATTTGCAACATAGGACCCATGTTTGATGCTAAGAATGTTCTCTCACTATCCGTGCCGTCAGCAAGTACATATCGAGCATACTCAATGAATGGATTATCTAGTTTTTGATCGATTTTGTAGTGAGTAAGTATCGTTTTAGTTGTATAGAAGTGTTTGTCGACCCTTGCTCTAAGTTTTTCCGTTATTTTTATGTCCTCGTGATGTTTCTCAATAAAACCCTGCATCAATTCACAAAGTCTTTCTTCATTCACATATTTCTCGGCACAGTTTGGGTCTTTACGTCTTGTGCAGTTGTAGTATACGAATCTTTTTACGTCACCATTTTTTAGCGTCTTGAATTTGTCTTGTGCTGTGATATCTGCAGTACACCGTCCACACTTCAATAGTCCTCGGAAGGCGAATGTCTTTGACCCCCACACACCCTTGTTTACACCTCTCGTTTCTTGCACTAGATCGAATAGCTCTTTAGATATAAGTGGTTTATGAGCACCTGTATACCATGGTGCATCAGGTGCTTCGGGATATTGAAATTTACCGTAGTAAAAGGACGTGCCGAGAATCACTAGTATTTGGCTCACACTAATTGGTTTGCCCGAACGGTTGGTGAAGCCTTGCTCATCAAGCCATGCTTTTATCCTGCGACCGCTCCAACGTTCATACCCAGCTTTTTGAAAAGCTTCGATAATTAGTTCCGATCTATCAGGATCGAGGATTATGTCGTTAACACCTGCGAATGCTCGATTCATGTATCCAAGTGGTGCAACGCCTGGTCGCCAGCCCATCTCGCATTTATTTCTGATACCACGTTTGACGTTAATACTTTTGTTATCGTTCTCAAGCTTAGCTTGGGAGCACAGAATCATGAGTAAGAACTTCTCGTTCGGGTTATTTGTGAACGTCTGCGAGTAAGTACGGATATGTAGTAGCTTGCCTTGATCCATTAGGTCAACAACCGATCCAAGATCGCCAGCATTACGACTTAATCGATCGGGTGCCCATGTGAGGACGGCATTATATTCTTCGTTTGCTAAACCCTTAAGAAGTTTGTTATAAACTGGGCGTTTGCCCGAATCTTTAGCCGAATGACTCTCTTGGAGCTCGCAGACTATCTGTAAACCTTCATTTTCGGCTAAGGCTCTCATTTCGTTAAGCTGTGAGTCAATAGACATTGCTTGTCGCTCATCAGATTCACTCGATTTCCGAGCATATAGACAGTATTTGAGTTGCGTTGTGGTATCCATTGCAAGGTACAAGGTACCGCTGTTATTAGATTAAGTCTAGGACTATAATAGATATAATGAATAACCCTCAACCTCGACTAATACAGACATATTTACCTGACGGCACACTCGAAGGAATACGTGTAATAGAACTGAGCGATAGCTCAATCAAAGCATTTGTCATTCCACGGCTACAGCTAAAAAACGCGAAGGTGAGAGAAGAACTACTGCGACCATCGATATACTTCTTGGTAAGCAGCAGCGACTCACTTGGATATATTGGCGAAAGTGAGAACTTCTTTCATCGTGTTAAAAATCATGATCAAAACAAGCAGTTTTGGGATGTTGCTATCGCTATTGTATCCACCACTAATAGTCTAGAAAAAAGTGACGTTAAGTATTTAGAATCACTAGCCGTAGAGCGTGCCCAATCAGGGAGTATGTCAATCGAAAATAAGACAGTTCCGATACGTAACAATGTTCATGAGTTTAAGCTGCACATACTACAAAAGATCCTCGACGATACACAACTAATCCTTACCTCACTTGGCTACGATATATTATCGAGCCCAGACATCAAAGAGGACGTCTGGTATTGCAAGTCAAAGAAAACAGAAGTACGTGCACAGTTCCGTGGTGACAAATTCGTAATTCTTCAAGGATCAATAATTGACAAATCTCACTCACCGAGCTGGGCAACCAAATGGTCGAAGTCGCTCGCTGAGAGAGAAGAGATTTTTACAAAGTATGGCCGTGATCATGGTGATACTGTCGAGCTGACTGAAAACGTTGCGTTTAAAAGCCCGAATCATGCAGGCGGGTTCGCCACTGGGCATAATATCAATGCGTGGGTTACGTGGAAAGACGAGTCAGGTCAAACAATGGACGAGGTCATGCGTAAAGGTTAGAAGCCAGCAATAATGTGCCGTTGTAGGCGATCTTTAACCCAAACGTATACTTCGCTCTTTTTGCCTCCTACGTGCCATTCATATATTTCTTCAGGACTATGTCCTGATTCCCCAAGGTAAGCCTTGCCGTCTTTGTAGTTATAAATGGTAGCGACCCCGTGTGGTGTACCTATAATCCATTCAACGTCGATCTTATTATCCGAGTTCTTTGGTCGCCTTGGTTCTCCAAACGTTGGTACTAACTGATCGTACCGCGCATACAAGTAGCCCTTAAAGCTTGCCCCAGTTCGTTTCTTATCTAATTCGTTCATCGTAATCCTTTCTAAGCAAAGGTATCGCAAAGATTTATTAAAGCTAGCTCTTTTTCTCGTCTAAATATTTAATTCCATAAAAGTGATGAATTTCGTCATCATCGCCACCTAAAAAGCCGAACCCAAAAACGACTTCCCACTTCACGTTGGTTTGTATGTAGTTCAGCCCCATCGAAACCGAATCGGCTAAGTCGTCGTGTTTTTCTACACCGAATCCCACGAGTTGTTGGATTATCGGAGCAATCGCACGATCTTTTGGGAAATACACCATTCCTTGCTCAAACAAGGAGCTCGCTAGCTGGAGCCTAGCTCGTTTGTCATTATGTATCTTGATACCCTTAGATTTGATACTACGGTCATTAAGCTGTTCTATAACCGCTGCTTGGTATTGAACTTGCTCTACAAGAACAATCGGCACCTGTTTAGAGTCGACATTTACGGCGTGATACAGCGAAGCGATAGTTTCAAGCGTTGCTAGGTGAGTTATCTTTTTATTTATAAACTTCTTATCGATATAGTAACGACGATTTTCAGGCTTAAAACCATATACGTGGATAATGATTATTGCCGTGTAGTCTGCCGTTGCACTCTGGGATATTGCAAGGTCAACCGACAAAAATGAGTTGATATATTCATTGTCTTCTGTCTTTTCGGGCAACTCATCGTAGTACTGCATCCACTTTGCATCGATAACCTGATCCTCGTCAGGGATAATACGGAGCATGTATTCACGCTCCCATGCAATTTTATTACCCACATTACGTCTTAGATTATTTATTGCTGCTTTGTCAGGGTATTTGCCAGGCCACAAGCTTGTACCCAAACGTACAATCGGCCACTCGCGGTAGATGCCGTCAATTTCATGCTTATCGATACGTTCCTTAAGCCTCATCAGTAGCGAGTCTTCATGAAGCAGGTTACCGACAGCAATACGCTTTGTATAAGTGTCGCCAGCTGGGATAATTTCGCTCGTATACCAATCAAAGGTTTTATTACGACCCTCACGGGTTTTTACCGAAGCCATATCTTCAACATCGTCTGCAATTATTAAATCAGGACGAAAGGCACCGTGGCGAATACCACGTACACTTTGTTCAGTACTGATGGCCGTGATCCTAGCATTGTACTTTGGTATGTAAAGAGACGTTGAACCCCACTCTTCACGTTGCTCTATGAATGGCCCCATATCGTTTGCTAACAACTCGTTGCTCTCCAACTCACGCTTTATATTAGTTAGGTGCACTCGTGCTTGGTATTGAGTCTGGCTGGCAATGAGCACGAACTTTTTTTGCTGTCGTCCAACGACCGCCCATATTGGGTAGCTCATTGTTAGTATCGTGGATTTTGCCGATCCTCGAAAAGCCACAATGACGGCTAGTGGCAGTGACTCGTCTTCAGTGATTGAAAATAGGTCACGGTGCAGATCAGCTGTGGCGTGGGTTAAGTAATTCGAAAAGTAGGTAGAAAAGAACCACTGGTGGCTTTGTGATGTAACCTCCGCACGAACTTTATGATCAGCAAAGATTTTTATCTGTAAATTAGCTTGTTTCATCGGGTTCATCCTCAGTAGTAAGACCTGCGAGTTGAAGCGCCCGTGATACAACCTCCGTTTGCTCGGGCGTTAATTCCTGCTGTATGGTTTGTAGTTTGGCATTCACCTCAATGCGAGTTTTATATGACTTGTGATGGTGCTTGAGCCAAAAGAAAATAGCTGACATGTTTTTGTCTTTAATTGCCGAGATCAACTGGCTTTCAGCCATGTCATTGATAAGACCTGCGCTGTGTTCGATAGCTTCGTCACAGTCACTTGCAAAGTCTTCATCATCTTTACGCCAGCGATAATAAGTACTTCGCGGTATACCCGACTGTTTGCAAGCAACTTCAACAATTGGAGTTTTTTGAAGCTTTTCTAGTAGCTTCTTTTTATCACTAGCTAGGTTTCGACTCATAGCTTAACCCGCTTTTGACCTGTTAGTTTTTCCCACCTGTGCAACGCTACTTCGGCATAGGTTGGGCTTTTCTCCATGATGTTACATCGGCGTTTTAGCTTGGTACTAGCAATCAGAGTTGATCCACTACCGCAGAAGGGTTCTACTACTAAGTCACCGCGTTTTGTGAGTACCTTGATGTACGGGATTAGTATTTCTATTGGCTTCGTCCCAAATATTACTCCCTGACCAGAACTTTTTTCATCACTAGCTATATAGTCAATAAAATCCGTTGGCTGATATTTCTTTCCACCCTCATAACCCTCCCACTGTGGCTTGCCCGATATTGCATAGAGTGCTGTTTCGAATTCTTCTTGGAGACCATCAGGTTCTTCGTCGTGATTATATTCAACCGTGCCACTAGCACCAACCATGGCAATATCGTGCTTACTAAAGAATTTGTACTTGGATGCAAAACCTTGGTGACGGTTAGATAAATGCCACACGATCATATTTTTAATCCTCCAATGTTCGGCCATTGCTTCCCAAATAACAGGGATGTTCTTCCAGTTTTCGTAGCAGATAATACTAAAGTCGGGATTAGCATGCTTTGCGACATTAGCCATCCATAGCTCCGAGAAGTTATCTGGTAGTACATCGGTTTCTAGGTAGCGACGATTACGCTTTGCGCCAAACCCAGTAACTGGTTTACCGCCACGTTTTGCGTGCAGATAGTCAAGAATATATGGCGGATCTGTCATGCACATATCGGCTTGTTCGCCGTTCATTAGCTTGTCAAAGTCTGCTTCGACAGTTGAGTCACCGCACATCAATCGTGAATCGCCAAGCAGATAGACATCGCCTTTTTGTACGGTGATTGTATTGATATCCAGCTTCCGTAGCTCCTTTTCAAGATCGAACGTTTCAGGTTCATCAACCACTTGGTCAAAAATTGCATCGATCTCCTCACTATCGAAACCAATCGTGCTTAGTAGTGTTTCATCAAACTCGGCCAGTAGTTCATAATCCCAATCACCAAGATTTTTATTAAGCCTTATGTTAAGTTCTTTTTCTCGCTCAATGTCAGGGATGTCTATATAAACCACGGGGACTTCTTTGATCCCTAGATCTTTGGCTACCTTGAGCCTGAAGTGCCCACCTATGACTACATTCTTACGGTCAGTTGCGCTGTTAACTAATATTGGGTCGACTAGACCGAAGCTTTTTATACTTTCGGTAAGCTGTGCAATAGCATCCTCACTCCATTTGCGTGGATTGTAGGGTGCAGGGTTTAGTTTTTCAACGCTTTGGTAAGTAACTGCTAGATTGTTATTTGTCATGATTATCTCCTTATTCTGGAAATATCATGACTCTAAGCTATTTATGCCACCATAGGCTCGGTAGGTTACGCAACGAGGTACGCTTTTTGAATCGGGCTTCCTGTTTATTCTTGAAACTCCTGACATCTTCTGCCGAATTGAATTTATCTGGGTACTTATCGGCTATCTCTTGGTACTTCAGGCCATCCGCACGTAATTTAACTATGTTGCGAAATCGTTCAACAGTTTCTGCTTGGATTGGGTCGCGCCGAGATGGGATGTCTGCATCCATATACGCTTGATACTTCCGTATATCATTCCAAATATCTTCGATATCATGGATCGTAGTATCCTTTTCGATACGAATACTCAAGCTAGTGACTCGCTGTTGCTCTTTCGGTAAACGCACATCATTCATTCTTGGCGACGGCCAAGCACTTTTTTGTGACGGCGGTTCTAGTGATTTATCGGCGGAAAATATATAGTTGAACAGCGGATGAAGCCACCGTGGGTCTAGATTGAACTCAAGCCTCAAGTTATCAAGTTCATCGAGCAGCTTCTTATTGGGAGGCAACAGTTCATATCCATATGCTCCTCCGTATCGCTTAGCCGTGTCTTCATCTGCATTACGGTAGAAATCGCTAAACCACTCGGCTCTGTCATCAAAGGGAATACCAGTATCTGGAATGCCTAGTCGCTTGCGAACATCAGATATAGCAGCCTGAAAACGAGGCATAGATTCTAATATTCTTGCATGAGGTTCCCAATAATTATCTGACTTATTTTTTGCCATAGCCATATTATACCGCTAACAGTGTTATTACATCTGTTTTTGAGGTATAATGTTGTGTAATATGACAACCACAACAGACACTAAAAAAGAACAAGAACGAGCGCGACTACACAGCACGATTTGGAAGATTGCAAATGACCTGAGAGGCTCAGTAGATGGATGGGATTTTAAACAGTATGTTTTAGGCATACTGTTTTATCGTTTTATATCCGAAAATCTCTCCAACTATATCAATGCTGAAGAGCGAAGGACTGGTGCTGCAGATTTTGACTATGCCAGCCTAAGCGACGATGCCGCAGAATTTGGTCGCAAAGACACAGTCGCCGAAAAAGGTTTCTACATACTGCCGAGCGAGCTATTCGAAAACGTCCGCAAGAGAGCGAAAGAAGAGGATAACCTAAACGAGATTCTTTCGGGTATCTTCCGTAATATTGAAAACTCTGCCAAAGGTGCTGATAGCGAAGATGACATCAAAGGTCTTTTTGACGATCTTGACGTAAATAGTAGCAAGCTCGGGCAGACTGTTGCCAAGCGCAACGAACGACTTGTGAAATTACTTGATGCCATCGGTAGCCTTGAAGTTGGTAGATACGAAGATAATACGATTGACGCTTTTGGCGATGCCTATGAATTCCTTATGACCATGTATGCCAGTAGTGCTGGTAAATCTGGAGGTGAGTTCTTTACCCCACAAGAAGTGAGTGAGCTACTAGCCCGTATTACTGTCGTAGGAAAAACCGAAGTAAACAAGGTATATGATCCAGCCTGTGGTTCGGGTTCTCTGTTACTTAAGTTTGCAAAAGTATTAGGTAAAGAGAATGTTCGACAAGGTTTCTTTGGCCAAGAAATTAACCTTACTACCTACAACCTTTGTCGTATCAACATGTATCTGCACGACATCAACTATGAAAAATTCAGCATAGCTCATGGCGATACCCTAACCGACCCAGCTCACTGGGATGACGAGCCATTCGATGCAATAGTCTCAAATCCCCCATACTCCATTAATTGGGAGGGAGATGCGAATCCGCTACTAATTAATGATCCTCGCTTTTCTCCAGCAGGTGTTCTAGCACCAAAGAGCAAGGCAGATCTAGCATTTACACTCCATATTCTTAATTGGCTTTCGACAAGCGGAACTGCTGCAATAGTTGAGTTCCCTGGGGTACTGTATCGAGGCGGTGCAGAAGCAAAGATTCGTAAATACTTAGTTGATAATAACTTTGTGGATGCCGTAATTCAGCTACCCCCAGACCTGTTCTTTGGTACGACAATTTCGACATGTATTGTAGTGTTAAAGAAGAGCAAAAAAGATAACGCAACACTATTCATTGACGCATCCGCTGAAGTCGTACGCAATGGCAACAAGAACAAACTTGGCACAAGCCATCAAGAAAAGATCCTTGAAGCATTTACGAATCGTAAAGATATTGATCATTTTGCAAGACTAGTACCCAATGATGAGATTGCGGAGAATGGCTACAATTTAGCAGTCAGTGGGTACGTCGATGAACTAGATTCGACTGTGGCTACGAATATTACAGAACTAAATGCTAATATCGCAGAAATAGTCACAAGACAGGTTGAGCTCCGAACCCAAATTGATGCAATCGTCCGTGACTTAGAAGGCGGCAATGAGTAAGGTTGACGATCTAATAGATGAGCTTTGCCCAGAGGGAGTGCCTTCTAAAGCCATTAACTCTATATGCAAAGTATCTAGGGGTAGAGTTATGTCTAAGGACTACCTTAGGGAAAATTCAGGAGAATATCCTGTCTATTCATCCCAAACTGCTAGCAACGGTGTCTTCGGTAAAATTAATACCTATGATTACGATGGCGAATATATAACTTGGACCACTGATGGTGCGAATGCTGGGTCCATTTTTTACAGAACGGGTAAATTCAGCATCACCAATGTGTGCGGTTTACTTAAAGTCAATTCTGCCGATGTTGATTCAAAATACCTTACGTACATCCTGGGGACAGTTGCAAAGAAATATGTAAGCTCTGGTATGGGCAACCCAAAACTAATGAGCAACGTAATGTCTGCGATCAAGGTGCCAATTCCTCCACTTGAAGTGCAAAAAGAGATTGTAAACATTCTGGATAAATTTACACAATTGGAAGCTAGACGGAAGCAGTACGAGTTTTATCGTAATCAACTTTTGACGTTCAGTGACGAGGGGGGGGTACGATGGACAACCCTACAGGAAGTGGCGATGCTTAAAAATGGAAGCGATTGGAAGAAACTGGAGCCAGGAAACATTCCCGTATACGGTACGGGTGGAGTTATGGCTACTGTGAACAAAATTGCCTATGACAAACCCACTGTTTTGATCCCAAGAAAAGGAAGCATTACAAACATCTTCTATCTCGAAGAGCCTTTTTGGAATGTCGATACAATCTATTACACGCAGATTGACGATACTAAGATGATTCCTAAATTCTTTTATTACTACATGAAAACTATTGATTTGATGAAGCTAGATATGGGTTCTGGCCGACCAAGTCTAACCCAGGCAATCTTAAATAGAATTCACGTTCCAGTACCATCTCTCTCTGAGCAAAATCGTATTGTGACCCTCCTCGATAAATTCGATTCACTAGTCAATAGTATCTCAGAAGGTCTACCAGCCGAGCTATCTGCTCGTCGCAAACAATACGAATACTACAGAAGCAAACTACTAACATTTCAGGAGCTCAACGCGTGAATAAGTTTAGCTTAGTTGCAGAGAATACTAATAGCACTGTCGTGGGTGAATTCACTCCAGCTAAAACTCGTGCCACCAACTATCAGAGCGAAGCGGAATTAGAACAAGCTTTTGTAAAATTGCTAGAATCTCAAGCCTACGACTATCTGCCCATAACTAGCGAAGCCGACCTGACAAACAACCTCCGTGTTCAGCTCGAAAAGCTCAACAACTACCAATTCACTGACGCCGAGTGGGATCAGTTTTTTAGGACAAAGCTTGCTAACAAAAATGAAGGTATAGAAGAAAAAACTACCAAGATTCAGGAAGATCACGTCCAGATTCTTCAACGCGATAACGGATTACCCGATAAGAATATCTACCTTATCGATAAATCCAACATCCACAACAACAGCCTACAAGTAATAAACCAGTACGAAATAGAAGGTGCGCGATCGAATCGCTATGATGTAACCGTCCTCGTGAACGGCTTGCCACTTGTACATGTTGAGCTAAAGCGTCGAGGCGTTGCATTACAAGAAGCCTTCAATCAGATTAACCGTTATCAGCGTGATAGCTTCTGGGCAGATAGTGGATTATACGAATACGTTCAGTTATTCATCATCAGCAATGGGACGTACACGAAATACTACAGCAACACTACACGCTTCCAGCACATCAAAGAGGCCAGCGAGACTCGTGCGAAACGAACAAAGAAAACTAGCAACAGCTTCGAGTTTACGAGTTGGTGGGCAGATGCAAATAACAAACCTATCTTTGATCTTATGGACTTTGGTCAGACATTTTTTGCCAAGCATGCAATTCTAAATGTTCTTACAAAATACTGCGTGTTTACCAGTGACCGTCTATTGCTTGCTATGCGCCCCTACCAAATCGTTGCAACAGAACGAATATTGAATCGAGTCGAAGTATCCACGAATTATAAAAAACTCGGCACAATCGAAGCTGGCGGATACATTTGGCATACCACAGGATCGGGCAAAACGCTGACTAGCTTCAAGACAGCTCAACTTGCCAGTAAATTATCATCCGTAGATAAAGTACTATTCGTTGTCGACCGTAAAGACCTCGACTATCAGACCATGAAAGAGTACGACAAGTTTGAGAAAGGTGCTGCTAACAGCAACACCAGTACTGCCAAGCTCACAAAACAGCTTGAAAACGACAGCGCTCGAATCATTATTACTACCATTCAAAAACTTGATATGTTCATAAAGAAGAATGAAGGACATAAAGTATTTGATGGTCACGTCATAATCATCTTTGATGAGTGCCACCGATCACAGTTCGGTGATATGCACCATGCAATCACAAGTAGCTTCAAGAATTACCATCTGTTTGGTTTTACTGGTACCCCTATCTTCGCTAAAAACTCTTCTAGCGGTGGTCGTGTTGATCTCAAAACGACCGAACAGGCCTTTGGTGAGAAGCTACACACTTACACAATAGTCGACGCTATAACTGATAAAAATGTTCTACCATTCCGCATTGACTACATCCGAACCATAAAAGAGGCTGACGATGTCGATGACTCACAGGTACGTGACATTGACCGCGAAAAAGCACTGTCTGCACCCGAACGCATCTCAAATGTCACACAGTATATTCGCGAACACTTTGATCAGAAGACGAAACGCAACAGTAAGCCGTATGCATTCACTGCTTTGGCGAATGTTCACGAAGCCGCATCTGCACGAGACCGAACAGCAGTTGAAGAGATCAAGCAAAAGATTCGACTGAGCGGATTTAACTCAATATTTGCCGTAAGTTCTATTGATGTTGCTAAGTCGTACTACACCGAGTTTAAGAAACAGCAAGCTGATGTTCCCGAACTAAAGAAGTTAAAGATTGCCACTATATTTAGTTATGGAGCCAATGAAGCCGACGATGAAATGGACGGGCTTGAGGATGAGAACTCAGATAACACAGATGGCCTAGACAAGAACTCACGGGATTTCCTTGAATCAGCGATCAAAGACTACAACAAAATGTTTGGCACAAACTACGACACATCATCCGATAAGTTCCAGAACTATTACAAAGATGTTTCACTGCGAATGAAGAACCGCGAGATTGATCTGCTTATCGTAGTGAATATGTTCCTGACAGGTTTTGATGCTACAACACTTAATACGCTCTGGGTAGATAAGAACTTGCGTATGCATGGACTGCTCCAAGCCTATTCACGAACCAACCGTATACTCAACTCGATCAAGACATTCGGCAATATTGTCACTTTCCGTAATCTAGAGAAAGCCACCAACGATTCTCTGTCACTCTTTGGCGATAAAGAAGCTAGTGGAATCGTACTACTCAAGTCATTCCGAGAGTATTACGACGGCTATGAAGCAGAGGGTAAACAAGTACGCGGATATGCCGAGCTTGTTAATGAGTTGATCGAACGATTCCCAGTTGGTGAGCCAATCATCGGTGAGCAGAACAAAAAGGATTTCATTAAACTCTACGGTGCAATCCTGAAAGTACGCAATATACTCTCTACATTCGATGACTTCGCGGGTAACGAAATCCTTTCTGAGCGAGATGTGCAGGATTACCACAGCATGTACATTAATTTTTACGATGAATTCCGCAAAGTTGATGAGAGTGACAAAGAAAATATCAATGATGACATCGTCTTTGAGATGGAGCTCATCAAACAAGTCGAGATAAATATTGATTACATCCTTGAACTCATCCGCAAATATCATGCAAGCAACCAAGAGGATAAGGAACTGCTTGTTGATATTAACAAAGCTATTGATTCAAGCATCGAACTTCGAAACAAGAAGGAACTTATCGAACAATTCATCAGTAGCATTAATGCCGACTCATCTGTTGACGATGACTGGCAATCATTTGTGAATTCCAAGAAGATCGAGGAGCTTGATCGGATTATCTCTGAAGAAAATCTTGACCGTGACGAAACATACAGATTCATTGAAAGTGCTTTCCGGGACGGTGGTGTTCAAACTAGTGGTACGGCTATTACGAAGATTATGCCTCCTGTATCACGATTTAACCCTGACCAAAGCCGTGGCAAAAAGCGAGAAACAGTACTAGATAAATTAGCTTCATTCTTTAATAAGTTCTTCGACATTTCGAACGGCAGATTGGGAGAGTAGGCTAAAATTATGCCTAGTACTGCGATACGTAGCACTCGGATAGGCTTTTATTACCAAGACCTCTATGCCATTCTCGTTTTCTTGAGTAACTATGAGGCAAAAAGAAAAATGGAAAAGTTCTTTGTTGATTTTGAGTACGACTCAACTAACAAGAAATCCTACGATCTTTTAGTAGAACTCATCGATAATTCTGGAGTACCAACGCAAGAGGTTTATGAAGTCAAGACTGGTCAATACTTTAAAGAAAAGACAGGCCTAGTATTCGAAACCGTCGCAGATTATGCAAAGCTTAGAAAGAATTCAGTGCTTAGCATTAATGACAAAAGTACCGTCATTATTAGCAAAGATAGGGCAGTTGCTGTCAGAAATTTCAGAGACCACGCACAAAGACTTCATCATTACACTACGCTATCGACCGAAGATGCTCAGAGTGCGCTGCAGTATTTTAAAGACAAGCTTTCAAGTGACTGCTACGACAGCGATGACGATCTCCATACATCTATCAGGGCTATAGTTTTTGAAGAAGGTTCACCACTTACTGCTATCGCAGGAGACCCAGATAGTGACATAAAGGATAACGTACGGGAGAAGGTACGACGGGTCGCTAGGAATCTGCCAATTAGCTTTCCTAATCCAATTGCGTTTCCCGAAGATATGCTAATCCATGAACTTCTAAGCATTATTCAGTCAAAAGCTGGAACCCAAGAAAGTCTAATCGATGAATTTCGTAGTGCAATGATCAACTATTACGCAAGATACAAACTTCAAACTGAAGGTATATCTCCTGGTTCAGGAGGTAGTCTCGAACTTGCATGTAATGATATTGAGCAATTGATGAATGTGTACGAGGGTGTAGCCATCCCTGCTGAAACAACCCAAACTGAGGGTGGTGAGGTGTCATGA